TTGGCACTCGTCACTGGTGCTATATTAAGTTATAGCACTTAGTTATGGATTGTTCTACGTCCCAGAATGCTTGCTGCAATCTAGCCCGCGCCTCCCTTAAGAGGTCCTCGCCGTTGTCGACAAGTAGTCAACGAGTGGGCGTGTAGTCGTTCAACAGACCCAGCTCTGGAGCGCCACCCACACGACCACGTGTAAGTTCGACGTAACTGCTGACGACCTGTGACATCTGCTATTGCGACCTCACGATCCCGACACGAGCATTCGCCTACGCTGCAGCCAACTCTTCAGGAGTCGGTTTCCTTCGTAGAAACTTGTGTCGGCCACCGAGCGAAGCGGCATGCTAAACTCCAAAGAAGAAGTCAAAACATGCATACTTCGTGTCCTCGGTACCACCCTTCCTAGCCCAATTGGCCGGCGGTTCCCCACGCTTATCTGCCCAATTCCAGTACAGGGGTGCGTAGTAAGCGGCAAATTGCCGAAGAGTGCAGTGTCTCTTAATAATCATGGCTATGGCGTCCATGGTAAGACTGCCTGCCGAAATAAAAGACTCTGCCTCTGTAAAGGTCACATCGTAGTTGGTGTTAGCTGAAGTGCCAACATCAGCCATGATGCGGACAATAGTTTACACTAGCGAGCGCGCTCCCGCCGCTGAGTTAACCAATGTTGTAGCATCACCAGTCTTCAAGTCCATCAAATCACTGAGAATCTCCGCAATTTGATCTGGTGTTGCCACAGAATTTGACAGCCCTGGAGTTTCCAGGTCCATGTCGAACCCATGTTCTGAGGTGATGTGAGCCACAGTTGCGGCCATTTTACGCGTCGTTCCACTTGGTGATCTACCTGGGATATCTTTAGGACCAGGTGGGCTTGGTCCCTTTGGACTAGATGGTTGTGACATCTTTCCGTACTTTGTGTAATTGAAATCAGGCCTGGTTCAAGCCTCTCCAATCCGGAGTTAATGTGTATAGCGAGACGTACAATTTGTCTACTCCTAGCAGGTCTTGTATCGCATGCAACATCGTCTCTTCACTATAGGTCGGCGCGGTGATCCGGCCGTATAGCATCACTTTGGCATTCTCGTGTATGGAATGCTTCCAGCGAATGTTCCAAACAGGACTGGTCGACAAGCCCGCGTGCATCTCAATAACTTGTGATTGCAACACGTGTTTCCCTTGTACGATTGCAGAGCTAAACCCAGAGATGACACCCTTACCCACAATCTTCTCCTACTGGGTTATAACCACCATTGGTGAGTATAAAATGCTGTCGGCAGTGACAATTAATTTCCGAGAGGGAAACCTCTCTCCTGATCTCCTCCCCACATCAGGATCTGGAATGGGCTTGGGATCTTCAGGATCGTCGCTCTCCGACTCAGGTGGCATTGGGACTGGATCCAATCCGGCTAAGATGGCTGTTCGTGGTGTCTGCTCTTGCAGTGGCCATTTACTAAACCCCTCCGGTGGAATCCAGTCATCCACAGGAATAGTGTGAAGGGAGCCTTTCGTGATAACCTAGACAGTTCGATATGAAACATTCACAATACCGTACGGGTAACCCTTCGGTAGTTCGTCTTTCGGCATGGCTCTTGGGGCATCTAATTATTTAAGGCCCCACTCTTTAACTATATCTTGTGACGCTTCCCTAACGAGACAGTACCAGTGGCAATGCACAGCAGTAAGGACGTAACAGAATTTGTACTCTGTTTTTGGAATACGGCTATCCCCACGGTTCTTGATGGTGTTCCACAAAATAATCTCACGTGGGTGCACCATCCAAAATTGCCTCGTGTTCGGTATTTCCCATATGGGCCCACCAGGTAAGACGTTAACAGCCAACTTGGACGCTTCAAGTGATAGATCGGGGTAGTCTTTGCACCCCACTCTAATATGAAACACATCATTGTTATCCTGCGTGTCTAATGTGTCACCATCCAAGGCGCCCCAGCCAATAGTACCTGGAATGCCGTCCGCAATCAGTCTGCTTAATATGGTATTCAATCTGCTGCCGCCACCCTTCCCTAGTGTATAGAATGCAGCCACATTATAGGAATTCACAGTGTACATCCTGGTAGTATACCACCAATTAATGTGTACAAGCTCTACTTATTGTAAGCACCGCGTATGTTTCAGTTATCAAACACATTCTTAATTGAACTCGTGTGCGACAAACTTAAGCCTACAGACGTAGGTGTAGTGGCGTCCGTAAACGCATCGCTCGGATCTGACATGCTGTGTGCAGGCAAGTGTCCACGCGGATGCAGTTTACGACCTGCACCATACGCTTCGTTGACTCTTGCACATCACCATGGCATCCGAGGTCACACCATCCTGCTCCTGTTAAAGGCGGTTGCGTGAACACAAGTTAAACATGAGTGTATGTCTTACACTACTCATACACGTGAGATGTCTGATGTATCTTATCACTATAATGGATACCCCACATCCGGTGTCCAACTGGGTATGCGAACACGAGCGTCAATCGGTTCCAATTCGATTCCGCTAAGCCGCACGGGCCTTTCCCGCGTTTCGCCGGCGAGTCTTGCTCGTTCCCTCTAATCGTTTGCGCGCTCTCGTCAGCCAATCATCGTCTATCAGGTCCTCCTCACTAGCAGGTAGGGGTAGGATACCGTCCGCGTTTGCTGGTCGTACTGGTTTGAAATTATATTTGTGAATCAACCTAAGCGCCAATTGGTGGGCGGTCACTTCTGCCTCTGTGAAAACACGACCATCCAACGCAGCATCGCCTAAGCAGTACATGTAGTAAATATCTCTAGCATACGCCTCTAAAGTTTCCGCGATATTCCCTTTCTGCTCCGCAAGTCTCAGTGACCGTAATAGTTTGAGAGGACTCCGAACTACTCCATACGGTGTGAGGCGGAATCCTATAAAACTGGGGTACCTTGTATGCACGGGCTTGGCTACTAATTGAAACATACTGGCGATCTTGTTCCACCCGGGTCGCTCTATAGGCCGGCCACACTGTGCCATATCGTCTCCCGCATAACACTATGCGGTTCCTGGTTACACGAAGTACTTGGTGTGGTGGTAGGCGATGTTGCAGAAGGTATTAAAGTCAAATGTTGGACCTTCCCCTGAAAGTCTCATGATCTTGAGGGTGCCCTTGTACACCTTCGAGCACTGCTTGAGGGTTGAGTAGAAGTGTAGTTCCTGTGCCGGAACTCCGGCGTACTTACACAGCATGAGCTCGAAATTAAGGCATTCTCCTCCCTGAGACTGATCGTACATGGTGTAATCAGACTCGTAACTTTCTTTGTCGAAGTCCCAGTGATCACGAACCCAACTGTGAAAGTCCAGATCACTGGTTTCCGTGTGAATGTATACATTTGTGGGCTGGTACTACTGCAATACACGACGGACATATCTAGCAATTACACCCGTTCGCATGACTGTCTCCTACTTGAATGAAGTGATGGGTTATCCGGCCTTGGCTTTCGGTAGCGCGTATTTCTCATCTTTCTTTATCGTTTGACTTTTAAGGAATAACTTGATGTAATTCCATTCAAAGTCCGGGTCTTGCCTCTCACCCTATTACATTAGTTGTGCGGCTGTCTTGGTTAGGTATTTCCCTTCCACCTCCTGTTGACAGGCGGCCCACAAATTACCGTCGAATTGTCTAGCTTCAGGTGGTAAGTTGTAGGCGCGCTTAAAGGACTCCCAGAGAATTAAACCCGCTTTCCGAGTGTGTTTGAAAGTGCGCTGATTCTCTTATTGTGTCTTGTAGTCCAATCTTTTCGAGTAGGACTCCTTGACCAGGGTTGCATCCTTAGCTTGATGATGTTACATCCTATTAGCCTCACCCTCCTCGGCCTGGAACACATTTGACCTACCATGTTCCGGGTCAAACAGTTCTCTATCTTCTGTGGGACCCAATTCTTCAACGTGGTTGTCCCCAAGCGCTGCGGATGTTTCAACGGGTAGATGAGTCCGGGGTGTGGTTTCCCTGACTACTGGTTCAGGCGCTTTATGCTCCTGAGTATCGGGTTCCCGGCACAGGGCTAAGATGCTTTTAAGATATGGAGTTACCTCAAGTTTGGTCATAAATTCCCTGTCTCCAAGAGTCTCCTCGGTTAAATATATGACTTTTTTTGCACGCGTGAACGCAGTGTACATCGTACGGGAGTCACAATGCTTTGTGTCACTGGTAAGCATGACACAGATTGAATCCCGCGTTATTCCTTATGAGCCGGAATAAGTGAAGGCCTGACGACCCAGATGTACAAGCCCATCTCGCTGTTTAGTTGAAGGTACTAATAAAGCAACTCCCTCGGGAGCCAGCGGCGATTTCTTGACAGAACCGGGTTCGGGGTTTGCCGGATACACTTTAAGTGCTCTCGCGATCCTATCCGGGCACCTCCTCGTGAGATTCAAGTAGTAGTCGCTGTATTGCGCGAATACGTCCATTTCAGGGCTCAAGCGAGCGATTGCTGCATCGGCGCATGTCTCATGGTACACACTCTGTCTGAAGTCACCAGTCAAGACTAATAGGTCCAATCCGTTCTTCTAGGTGATCAGCGTGTCAATGTACCCATGCGGCAATTTGCCAAAATCATCTAATACCACCACGCTACCGCAATGCTTCATTAGGGCTCGTTCATATGTTAAGATCGCGTCGGGCCTCGCCTTTGGGAACATAGCCGCCCACTCATCCCGGAGCACCGTTGTTGGCACAATGATTGTCACATCCTTCAGCTCATTCCCCGTTTTCCTCATCACCTCCTAAAGATGGTGACTTTTCCCCGCACCACCAGCGCCAAGTAGCACACTGATGTATGCTGTTTCTGTGGAGCGTTGGCATGCACGTTTTAGGGGTTCAAGTTTTGTGTTGAACTTTGGGTTTGCGTACAGGGTCCCAACAGTCCCATATTGAAGGTCGCTAGCGTATGCTGCTGCTCGCTGTTTGTTGACCGTGTGTTTATAGATATGTCGGCCAACACGGATAAGGGCGTCGACATACGGCGTGGCAGTTTTGTTTACGCGGGCCTAGTCATCTACCCGATCTTTTGGGGGATTGGCATTTACCCATAAGGGGTCAATAAGTTCACCCTCCATGCTAAATTTCCGGTCACCGGCATCCACTCCATATCTGCGGATTAGTTCGACGCCTTCACCCGTGTATTCCGAATTCTTCCACTTCACAGGGCATAGGGCATCCACAATGACCCGGCCCACCTCAGGATTTACCCTCTTCATCTAGTCGTTGCGATTCTTCGGCTGTTATATCGTTGGTGGTTTCTCAATTTCCGCTCTGGTATCACCCATAGCAGCTTCGAGCGACTCCCCTTCGTTGTGCACAGTCGGTTCAGTGAATGTGGCTACGCGGTCTGCGGACTCAGCCTTAACTGCTTGCGCCCCATCTTGGTCCATGGCAACAGAGCCGCATTCACTATCCAAGCCGATCTCGTCCATAGTAAAGGCGCAATTCTTTGACGCGGGTGTCACTTTCGTAATGGAAGCGGCCACAACCTGCCGTACCACCTCCTGTTCACTGCACTCCACGCTCTCGCTACGTGGCAGGGGAGGCTGCGGTAACGCCGCGTAATCGACTTACTGCTCCTACTCCTCCGCTACACGGCGTATCAATTCGTCGAGATCAGGGCGCGGTTATTTCATTTCCCACTCCAGCTGCTGCAAATGTAACTCGGTCTAGAGCTCAGCGTCAATGTCCAGCTCCATTCGTGCTAGCTTAGCCATGTCTACGTGATGACCAATTCGCTTTCCTCTTGATGAGGCGCGCACTTAACGCATCTCAATTTCGTGGCGTACAAAGGTGCCCACAGTTGTCCAGGTCGTTGTGGGCTTGTCAAAGTTGTATGGCTGCAGATTTGCTGCCTCTCGGAAAGAATCCGCATGTGAACGATATCCAAGCATGGCTTCACACCAAGAGTACAACCTATCTTACGCCCTAATTGACCAACGCTTTAGTGCACTTGTTCCGGCTATGAGCTCACTCTTGGTGGTTTTCGGCAACTCCAGCATCATAAGAATGACTTGAACAAGCCACTCTATTGTGATTATGTCATACCTGGCAAGACCCTCACACGGCATGATTTACCTCAATTTCGCCATTAAATCCCGCTCTGTCACCTCCTTTAATGATCGCCCATAATAGTACGTCCTCATCATTATGTCACGGCTCACCGCAACGGGCTTCTCCATATTGTCGGTGACCCACAACCTTGGCAGTAACACCATATCGCCACACGAGTATCCGCGCGCCCTCTCAACCTCGTAGCGGCCGCGGACGGCCACAAACAAGTGATGAGCACCCAATGTCTCTAATCGTTCTACAGTAACGTTAGTATTTAAGCCGACCACGTGCGCTAGGTATAGCCATTCCACGCACTTGATCCGCTACTTGTAACAAGCGCCTTGACTCCCATCCGGACGGAACTCAAACATTTCCGGCGTATCTAGTGGGTAATGTAGTGTGTAAATGTGCGGGTGCAGAGATGAGTCACGAGCTTGCACCTCCGGTGGTATGACAAGGGTGTATACAACCTTCTCCAAATTCGGGTTTTCCCTGAACATGTGCCCAAGCACGTCAGGAGTGTAATAGTGCATTGCATCGTGTACGAACACAGTGCTCGACTCCGTGCGCATCAACACATTGCTCACGACATTATCGCCGTAACGACTCAAATCCTTTGCCGTGACTCTCTCGTTCAACAACTTGACATTCGGGGTGGCTCTGTTTTTGAACAAGTACCTCAGCTTCTCCTGCTTAGAGAAGCATACGGTCGTAGTGTCATCTAAGTGATGTCCTGCTTAAACTAGCATGTAGTTCTCAATTGCCTTACTTGCGGGGTGAGGGTGCACCTTCGTAGGTCGTGGCAACGTGGTGATGCCAAATCCCTGCAATGCTTCCCTAGCCTCTCGCGTCTATATGTACGGGTTGTACACTTTCACCTCCTCTATGCTACGTTCAATTTCCTTTCTAAGTTCGCCTTGAAGCGCGCTGGTTTCTTACGGCTCTACGATCGACTCGTAGGCCTCCACTAATGTACTCGTCATACTCACTAGGGCGGTAGGACTTACGATATGTCCATCCGTATAGTGACCCTATGCGTGTCCAAAAGTGCTTCAAATCACGTACAGATCACAATCTGTC